TGACCTTCTTGTATAAAAGGTTCACCTCCTGCAAAATATACTTCTTCTAGATTAGGAATAAATTGTGGAACGTCTGCCCAAAAATCTTTATTATCAGTATAATGATCCATAGTTTTAGACCATCCCATTTCTAAGGTATCAGTATACCAACTAGTAGAAGCATCAGGACCACACATTCTACATTTGAAATTACACAAGTTACCAAATCTAATGTCTAAATAAGTGGGATTATTATCTAAACTACCATCTGTATTAGTTCTAGATTGTAAATATGCATCTTTTGCAAATCGTCTATTTACTTGTAATCTATTACTATCACTACCTTGTTTTTCTTTTTCATAACAAGCTTTTATACATTCGATAGGTATTTTATTTTTTAAAAAATTTAAACGTGTACTTTTGTAATGACCACTATTCCATATACTACTTAATGACTGATCATAAGTTCCTACTATAGTACTACCTGCCTGAAACTGTGCATGACAACATAAATGATAATTACCATTTAATCCTCCAAAAATATGCATCCAAGGAAGTATACAACCTTTTACTTTATTGTTTAGGAATTGTTCGTCCTGTTGCAGGGAAGCCTCCAAAATGTATAGAGTTATTTCTAATAGTACACGCTAATATATTTTTACCGCATATATCTCCTTCAGGACCTGAAGCAGTTTGATTATCTACACCAATAGGATTGGTATTAGCAGTAAGACTAGTACCTGGTATAGTACCACCTCCGGGCCCAGGATACTGACACTCTTCTCCTTTATATTGCCACTGACAAGTATTCTTATAATATTTACGTCTAGGAGTTACTTGTTTAAAATACTGAAGCCAAGTAACTAAGCCAAAGGCAGCAGTGGTATCACCTAAAGATTCTAATTGATCTATCTTAAATCTATCTTCAATGTATGATTCAGTATCTACATCATCATTTATAATAAAAATAGAATCTCCTATAGAAGTATTAGCTTCTAAATCACCAGATAAGAATAAAAATCTATTTTCCTCTATACTCTCAATAGTAGCAGAAGTTGAACCTTTTGATGACCGAACATTATCTCCTACTCTATAAGGCATACTATTATATACTTCAAGTACATTTCCTGAAACATACTTAACAGAACTATGCTCAGGCCAAACATCTAAAAAATTAGCAAAAGTAGTTTTAATATTGACTACAGCACCTTGTAGATCTCTAGAATCATTTTTAAGCTCTTGCCAAGTTCCTGCAACTGCATCTGTTTGAAATTTTGTAAAAGAAGCATTAGCTTGTCCATAGTATCCTTCTATAGCAGAGCTATAATTTAGACCTTTTGCTCGTGCCGCAGTTAAAGTGTCAAAAGCAACTTCTCCTACATTACCTACTTGTGCAGGAGTAAAGTTAATAGTTCTGGGGTCAATACCATGACAAGGTATACCATTAACATTAGCAACACATGAATTAGAAGTATTGTTACCCACAATAAAAGGATCTTCAACCAGTGCTGATATAATATTATCAACATTAAATATTGTTAAAGTAAGTTCATTAATTTTTCCATCAGTGCCTTGACTAATACTTGACACATCTACAGGAAAGGGTATATAAGAATCTCCATCATAAGTTACATTATAGTTTAAATCAGAAATTAAATCACCGGCTACATCCGCAAACTTTAAAGGAAAATTAGTAGGCCAAGCTCTACCTTCACCATCTTCTGTAGGATTACCTTCGGGAGTGATTGGAAACCACTCACCAGGATAATATATCTCATATAGTCGTACTATAGGATTTTGTGTAAAAGCATTTTTTTCGGCTATAAAAGAACTAGGAACTTGTGAAGATATGGTAGCTGACGCAGTTTGTTGAGATGACACAAATATATTAGCAATAAAAGGAACGCTTGTTAAACTACTACCTTCATCAATAAATAATATTGTTCCATTAGGGATACTATTTGGGGCGTCAGATATAGTTAATTGAGTAGTACTATCTACACTAGTGACAGTTTGTGAGCTAGTATATCCATTGCTATTTGGGGAGTTGACTACGTATCCAGCGTTTATTCCTGAAGTATCAGCAACTGTTAAAGTGCTGATAAGACTTGCTGTGCCTGCACTTGAATACGCAGTAAATGAACTAGTATCGACAATACTAAAAGTATCTTCATCTATAACTGTAATTGTATAAACATTTCCATTAACTTGTGTCATACCTACTACATTTGAAAATGCAATACGATTCCCTGTACTAAATCCATGTGCAACAGCTGTTACAACACCTGGATTAGCTCTTGTTATAGCTGTAATTGTTTTACTAGTACCTGCTGTGCCACCTGTATTAGCAACACTAAAAGTTAAAGGGTCTGCTCCCCCACTACCCAACTTACTATCTGCTATAGTAATAACATCGCCTATAACAAATCTATCTCCACCTGCTGTAACTGATACGGCTGCTGCACCTGAACCATCTACTACTACACTAAAAGTTGCGCCAGTGCCTACACCGGTTTTTGTATAATCAGAATCGCTGATAGCATAAGTTCCTGCTGTGCGATCAGTATCTGCAGCACTTATGCTAGTAATTGTTAATATAGGAGTAAATACTGTGGTAGTAAGTCTAGCACCCCCTATAACAGAAGCACTAGAAGTTATTGTCTCACTAGTATGAAACTCTTGTAATACGTTATTTAATTTAACTTTTAACTCATTAGTTGTTTGATTAACATTAGCAATTAATGCTACAGTAGAACTCGTAGAGCCTACAACAGAATTACCAGGAACAAACCCAATTGCATTGTTAACAGTAAGTATTACGTCATAATTTCTAGCAGTCATTAATCATATGTCTCTTGCAATTTAAAACTAACAGTGTAAAAGTTTTCTGTTAAACTAGTACCTGCTGATAAAACTTGACTTATTTGTAAATCTCCATCAAATCTTGTACTAATTGTACCAGCTTCATTCAGATGTGACAAGTCAAAACTAAAAGATTCAAATTCTCCACTTCTAGCATTATAAAAATTTTCAATTGCAGTTCTTTCTACTCCTGATATGTTAGTATATGTTAAATCATAAGCTCTGAGACCTCTTCTAGATTTTAATCTTCTCTTTTCATAACCTGCCTGTGATGTAAAGGTATTTACTGCAAATTTCTTACTAGTTGAAAATCCTGAATCAGGTTTTCTATCAGCCATAGAATTAAATCTATCACTAACACTAACAGAAGAATCAAATATTCTAAGAGATAACGTATCTTCAGGATATATAGTTCCTAAAGGGGCTCCACCTATTACTGTGGCAGTAGTAGTTAAGGAGTTTATAGTATCTGTTCTATATCTAGCACCCTCTGCTATACGTACATACTCAATTTTACCTTTATATCGTTCTTGACTTGCTGCTGAGCCTCCAGATACATCATCATTTGCCCCAATAGTTAATGCTCCTGTAAAAATAGCTACACTAGGATTATAGTTTACATGACTTACTAGTATATCTTGAACATATAAGCGTAAGTTAGCAGTAGTTTTATCATAAGATACTGCAACACTATATGAAGTACCTCCATTACAGTTACCTCCGTATATTTCTGTTAAGGATCCTCCTTGATTTATGATAAGACCTACATTAGCATTTGATCCTACAGTTCTTAGTGCATAATAATTAGAAGCATCTTGAAAACGTGCCAATACAGTTTGGTTAGAACTCATACTAGCACCTGAATCAGGAGTTATAATAGTATCAAAAGTAAATGATGTTTCTTGTCCTATATTAAAAGAATTACTTGAAGGAACATTTATAAACTTAGACGCATCTAGCACAACATTGGACCCACTAAAACTAGCTGAACCACTATTTATAGTAACAGTATGAGCTTTAGGACTTGAATCTGTTAAATTACCAGCAAAATTAGTTAACAAACCTACAGCTGCATTGTCACCTATGTCTATACCTTGATAACCTAACGTAACAGAAGGGTATGTGTAAGAAGTTGTTTGTTGAAAAACACCAGAAGCATATACTATAAAGTCACTAGTACTAACTACATTGACACTTGCTGGAAAAGAAAAAGACTCAGTAACTCCGTTTACAATATAGTTATTACCATTGATTACTGTAGGGGCTGTATTACTAAAATCTGCTGCTACCACTTCAGGAAATGTTCTAGTTAATCTATATCTTTCAGGTAGTGTTATAGTTTTTACAACTAACTCAGTAGCATTAGGAGCTTCTGCAAATGTTATGGTTTGTCCTGCATTAGATAGACTATAGGTAGCAGTGGACTGTAAAATACCATCATCAAAAGCTGTTACTTCTCCTTTACTAATAACAGTACTAGGTAAATTAAAAGTTACTCTAGTTGTTCCAGTATTATTAAAAGTTGAAGTAGCTACAACAGAAAAAGCTGTTATAGGAGCTTGTGCATCATCAGGGTAGGTAGCAGTAGTCATATGTTATTTCCTTATCCGCTTCTCAGAGCGTTTCTGATAGGTCCGTTGCTTTGTAGATCTCTCATTACGACATCAATTACGATCTTATCAGCATCAAATTTAGGTTGTCCTTGCTGTTCAGCAGATTTAGGCTCGCCCTCATTAACAATGTTAAATTGTACATTACCCATACCAGCAGCGCCAGTAGCGTTCATCCTACTTAAATTACCTGCTCCTATAGATTTAGCAGCTGGTCTACGCATTACAAACTCACCAGGCTCTAACATGGCAGGTACACGATCACGAAGAGCATTTACCTGCCCTCCAGCAGCCATATTTCTAACACCAGTCATACCTACTAATCCACCAGTAGCAGCACCACCAAACATACCCATGATGGTTG